CGGCGCTCTTGCCGCCGGCCATGGAGAACACGCCCTTGAGGATGGACAGGATGGTGTCCTGGTCGATGTCCTCCCAGTATTCCGCCACCTGCTGGGCCACGTTGTCCATGAAGTCAACGCCGCCGGTGATGTCGTGGGAGAAGTCACGCTCGACCCAGGCCTTGGCACGGCCAATGACCACCACGCCCTGCTCAAAGGTCTTGGTGGAGGTGGCCACGATGTCGGTCTGGCCATCATAGTTCACGGCGTCACCGTCCAGCAGACCACGCACTGCGATGCGAGCGTAACCGGTGCCATTCTGAGAGGCGAACACCTCACGGATGTCGGGGTTACCCGCCAGCACCTTGGACTTGCGGATCTGGTTCAGGCGGGTGCGGGGGATACGGTCGGCCTTATACTTAAAGGCCTGGGGGTTAAAGCTCTTGGCGTCAAACTTTGCCATTGTTCAAAACTTCCTTTCTAAATTATTTATTGGTGTTGGTGCGGCTCTTTTTGCCACTCTTGGGCTTGGTAGCCTTGGGGGTCTCGTCGGTGGGAGCGGGAGGGGTCTCGTCGGCGCTCTGAGCACCCTGCTCGTCGTCGGGAGCTGCGGCAGGGTCAGTGGGCGTTTCGATGCCAGAAACGCCGTCAGCGGGCTCCGTAGGGCCGTCGTCGGTATTCTGAGCGTCCTGCTCGTCGTCGGGGGTCGTCTGGACCTCCGGCGCGTCCGGCTCAGCGGGGGCCTCGGCATTGAGACGACCCAGGACCTCCAGGGTGATGGCCTCGGCCATCTCAGCCGCAGAGGGGACGTTCTCCGCCATAAACTGCACGATACCCTCCTGGGTCCGGGGCAGCTCGTTGGTGGCCTTGCCAGTCAGCTTGGAGGCAAGGTTACGCAGCGCATCCTCAAAGGACACGGTGCGGGGCTTGACAACTGCATTTTTCATCTTGTTTCACCTCTCATTCATCCAGTTTCGCGTCGGGATTTTCCGCCAGATACTGTGCCAGCTCCTCGTAGGTCATCTCAGACGGCTTTTTGCCGCTGCCATCGCCGCCCTTTCCTCCGTCGCCGCCCTCGCCGGGTCTCCAGCCGTCGTACTTGGGCGCGGCACCGAACAGGAAATCCGTGGCGGTGTCCTTTTTCATTGCGTCCACCTTGGCGGCCAGAGTAACGGCGGCACCGTTCTCTTTGGAAATGACCTTGCCGTCCTGGATGGATGCATCCTTGAGGAACTCGCCCAGGATGGCCTTGACTGCGATGGTGTTCTTGGCACCGGCGGCGGTGAGCTCTGCGTCTACCGCGGCCAGCAGCTTGACGTTGGCCAGCTCCTTTTCATGAGCGGCCTTGGCGTCCTTATTCTGCTGGGTCAGTTCCTCGATCTGCTTTTTCAGATCAGCGTTGTCACCGGCGGACTTTTTCAGCTCCTCAAGCTGACCGTCGCGCTTGGTGACATCGGCACGAAGCTGGCCCACCTCGGTCTCCAGCTCCTTGACGCGGTTGTTTTTCTCGTTGAAGTCTGCACGGGCGACGAACTGCTCACCAAGGGACTTGCTGACCTTGGCATCCATCTCCTCCGTGTAAGCCTCTCCAAGAATTTCTTTTAACCAGGGGTGTTTCATATCTGGCTCCTTTCTGCCACGTTCCTTTTTATCGGGCCTGTCCCCGTACTGTGGCCGCCCTGCTTTTTTCCTCCGGGCCAGAGGTATTTGGGTATGAAAAAAGCACCGTGCATTTTCAGCACGATGCTTTTATCAACAATATGGGTTAATGTATGGGTTTTCCCTGTTTGTAGGCAGCTTTTGCCTGTTCCAACGACATATCATTTGCGCCACCATCAAACTGCGGGTCGTCGTTCTGGATGTCGTCATCCTGCCAACCGCAGACAGGGCAAATTTCAAATACGCTACCAAAGGGCAGCGACAACTTGCCGCAGCAAGCACAGGGTTTGTTCTTATTTTGAGGCATATTTTTTCACCTGTCCCTCCCAGTATTTTTTGCCGGTACGTGGCTTGTAGAAAGTAGATATGGTGCCGTCCGGGTATACAGCCGCAAAAAGCTCATCGCTTTCGCGGAAAAACCGCTGCACGCCGCTCTCGTCTTTGATGCTAACCTTTCCCTCTGCGGCATTGACAAAGTCAAGAGCTGCCGCGTTGTACCCCTCGACCGACGCGATACTCAACCCAGAGGCGTGCCGCGCAAAGTGATCTTGCACCGTTTCCGGGTTAAATTCCACCGCAGACCATTCTCGCTCGCCGGTTAAATTCCGGTATCGTGCGAGCAACTTTTGGTATGCAGGAGAGTTAGTATATTTGAGTGCGGCGAATTTGTCAAGTGCAGGCATCCGCAATAGGCCGATTTTTTGCATGGCCTCGTACTCCGGGGTGGCGGCAGCAATTTTCTCAGCTTCTCTGGCCCGTACTTTTTCGACATACTGTTTTTTCCAATCCTCATACTTCATGCTGTCTGGCACCTTGGTGCGCTCACCCGTTTCCAAATCACGGGCAAAACGCTCACCAAGCCCAGCCATGTCCTCGAAGTAGGGGGCGGTGCAACACCTGCACCACGGGTGGAAAGGGGGAGCCGTAAGGCCAACTTGATACTCCGACATTTTGAACACTTTGCCGTCCAACGACCCGCAGGTGTCGCATGTCTCCCGGTCAAGAGCTGCGATGATCTCATACCGCTCCACGTCCAGATCAGCAAAGCAGTCTTTCTGGGCGGCGCTGGCGAAATAGGCGCTTTCGGTCATCACCAGACGGCCCGCTTTCTTGCGGGACACCTCAAATTGCTTGGTGATTGCGGTGATGGCCCTGTCTGGGGCCTCGCCCCGAATAATCATTTGGGTCAACTGGGTGTTGACCGTGTTGACCAGGCTTTGCTTGTTGGTCCAGCAGCGGTCACGGAATGTCTGATTGTCCGTGGTCCAGGGACGGGAGAGCACCTTTGTGATGGTCTCCTCGTTGATGGCGTGCATAGTCCAACCCACGCCAAGGCCGCGCTGGACCTCAAATGCGGAGTGCCAGTAGCTGTCCGTGTATATCCGGCGCGTGGCCTCATCCACAAAGTCCAGTTGGTTGGAATACAGGAGCTCTGCCTGTTGCTGGATTTGCAGCTTGAGCGCCTCCAGCCGGGAGATATGCACCCTGGCGCTGGCGTTCTCCAGCTCTTTCATCCAGCGGCCATCAAGGGCGTTTTCCTGGCCATACTTGATGTATTCTTGCACAGACCATTGAAACTCTGCCAGCTCTGTTGAGTTGAGCAGCCGCTTGGCGTCGGCCAGTGTGATTTCGTTGTTGACCGCAAAACGCTGATACCAGGCGGCGATCTGCTTTTCAATCTCCGCGATGGACTTGGCAAATTGGCGGTCCAGGTTTTCCACATAGGAGAATGACTGGTCTTTCAGCGCATCCTCCATGTTTTTGAAACGCTGGGCCCAATAGGCTGCGTTACTCTGCCGCGCCATCTGCGCCACCGCCCTTTGCGGGAGGCTCGTTGCCGGAGCCGCCGTTGCCGGACTTGTTCAGATCACGCTCAAATGCGGCACGGTAAGGGTCGGAGGCCTCCTGGGCCTCGCGCTCCTTTTTGATGCGTGCAAGCTCCTTGACAGGGTCGTCCACCCAAGGGTGCATTTTGGTGACTGTCTCGTCGGACAAGATGCCCACGGAGTTTTTGCAGTTGGTGATGGCCTCGGTTTCGTTGATAAGCACGTCCCGGTCAAAAATGATCTTGACGGGGGTGCCATCGAAGTTGCCCTGGCCTGTATTGGCAAAGTGCTTGTTGACAAACCAGAGCAACTCCTCGAAAGCGGCCTGGAACTGCATCTCGATGCCGTTGGCGTCCAGGTCGATGTCAGAATACATGCTCTGGATGTTCATCTGGTTGGGGTTGTTGCTCATGCGGTCATCTTTGGCGTCATAGCTGCGGGCGTTCTCGATGATGGCATCCTTGAGCAGGGAAAGCAGCACTTTGTAGTTTTCGGCGTTGACCTCTATCTGGAGAGTAGAAATGCCGCCCTCTGCGCCCTCATAGGAGCGCACCTTGATGACGCCGGTCTCCATGATCTTACTGCGCAAGGTGCCCGTGTCCTCGCCGTCGTAGTTCTTGATGACCAGGATGGTGGTGTGGATGTCCTCCTCCATCTGGTTGGCAAAGTTGGACAGCACATTGTTGTACGCGTCCTGCAAGCACTTCACACGGGAAAGGAGCGGGATTTCATGGTGGCCACTCTTGAAACAGACCAGGGGGATGCGCTCCCAGTTGAATGTCGCAACGCTGCCGTCATCGGGGTTGGTCTTTTTGATATACGCCCCGGACTGCGCCGTGGGGTCGGCCTCCAGCGTACCGTCCTCGTAAATGAAACAGTCCACGCCGCCGCCGTGCATGACCTCGACCTTGACCACGTCCTTGGCGTGCTCATTTTCTTCGTATTCCATCACGACATATACATGCACCGCCGCGTCCAGGATAGTGTGGTCGGCATCGGCCCAGAACGGGAGCACCTCATCTGCGGAGAAGCGCTTAAAGGCCAGCGCGTTGCCCTCATAATAGGGGTACACCCACGCCTTGCCGCCAATCCATGCGCTTTCGCCCACGGTGTGCATCGTCCGGCGGAAACCGGAGCCCAGAGTGGCCTCCAGCAGCTTTCCGTATTCCTTGTTTTCCGTGTCAAAAGAGAACGGACGGCCAAAAGAGTAATTGGTCTTTTGGTCCACCGCTTTGGCGTACTGATTGTCCACAAGCCGGTTGTTGGGCAAGTGCTTGAGCTCTTTAGGCTTGCCGTCGTCCCCCGGTATCATGCGTTTGCGACCCAGGACAGCGTGCCCGCCGCCATAGTAGCGCTCGCCCTCAAGCTGGCGTTTGCGCTCTCTGGATTTCAGCCAGTTGGCGATCTCCAACTCCAAAAAACGCTTGTCGGTCATGCCGGGCTTGAAATGGGTACTTGCCCGCATGTCCTCTGTTTCTCTCAAGTAAAGTTCGACCATGTTCTTTCACCTCACAAACAGTTAGCTGCCGCCCATGCGGCGTGCAGCTTGGGTCCCATGACGGCAACCCAGTCCACCAGCTCCTCGTTGGTGGCCCATCCACCCTCAAACTGGAGGGTGTTGATGCTCAGACCGCTCTCATACAGGAAAGCGTGCACGATTTCGTGGCGCATGACTTTGCGCTTATAGGCGTCCAGATCCTTGAGAGCTCGCGGCTCTTTGCGCTCCTCGTCCGTGTAGTCGCGCACCACGATTTTCTTGATGCTGCTGTCGCAGTAACCGTCACAGCTTTCCAAATTAGGGTCACAGCTCTTTTCGGTGTATTCCAGGGCGTAAGTCACACCCAGCACAGATATTTCCATAAAAACCTCTCTCAGGTGCTTATGAGCACCGGCGCAAATGCCTTTTGTACGAAATAGCGCACGTCGTCCATGCTGTGGTCGTTCTCCTTGATGGGGCGGTCCTCTCTGGCCTTTTCGTCCCATCGGTACATACCGAACTCACGGATGCAGTCCTCACAGCAGGAGCAGATGAACAGCTCCCCGGTCTGGAGGCGGGTGGACACGTTGCGGATGCCGTCAATGACGGAATTGGAGGCTTTTTCCACTCTAAACCTGTCGTGGCGGCGGATGACCTCAATAAACGAAGCTGCGGATGGGTCTACTATGACCGCCCGGATGGGCAGATCAGCGGCAAGAGCGGCCAGCTCGGTGTAGTGCTCCTCGTCCGTGCGCTGCCGTCCAACTTTGCGGCTGTCGTAGTAATACTCCCTCATTCTGTACCAGCGACCATTTGCGCGCCCCCACAGGCCAATGCTGGTGGGATTGATGGTGCCGTAGTCGCAGGAGATATAATAACGGTCATATGGGCGCGGCTCTGACGGCACCACATGAAAATCCGTGTTGAAAGCTGTATAAATCAGCCCCTCCGCAACCACCCAAAGGCCTCTAATAAAGCGGTCATAAAAGACACCAGAGTAAAGGCGCTCATACCTTGCCTTGACGGCTGGGGAGAGGCTGAAATTATCATCCATGGTGAAATGGAGGTGCAAAATATTTCTCTTTTTTGCCTCCAAAACCCAGGTGATATAAAACCAGTGGAGTGGTCCCTCCGGGTTACAGTTAAACCACAGCTTGGAGCCATCCACAGAGCAACGCGCGACGGCTTGCTCCACAAAAGAGCGGGGCATAAGCACAACCTCGTCCAGCAGGAGACCTGCCAGTGTGATGCCCTGGATGAGGTCGGCGCTGCTCTCGTCCTTGCCGCCAAACAGGTAAAAGGTGTTTTTCCTGCCCGCGGCGGTCACGGTAATCTTGTTTTCGGAGCGGTGCTCCTTGAATGTGAACACTCCCGCCAGCCAGGTGGACAGGTTGGTAGTCACGTTGCGGCGCAAGCTCTCAATGGTCTTGCCGCAAATAGCAAAATAGCGATTTTCAAACGTGGACATGGCCCACATGATAAAGCCCACGGTCATGGCCACCGTCTTGCCGGAGCGGACGGAGCCATCACAGATGATACCGTCGTAATCCTTAAAGCCTGGCCTATTCCACCAGGTCATCGCCAGGTTTTGCCGGGGGCTCAATTTCTGGTATTGCACTTGTGTCCAGCTCCTCCCTGGTGCTCCGGTTGATTACGTCAAAGATGTTGTTCTCCTGCGGGTCAGTGCCACCCTGCTGGCGGTCAAACACGCCCAGGTGCTTGCCCAGCAGCTCCAGTGCCCGCACCTTGTCGTGCAACTTGATCTCCACGCCCATACCGTGGTTGGTGTACTTGATGCCCGCGATGGCCGGGAGCTTTTCCTTTGGCACTTGGCTGGTGGCCTTGATAGCGATGAGGCCGTTGGCGTTGACGCTTGCGAAATCCGTACCATTCGCAAAGGCAATGGCGGCCAGCTCAGTGAGCACCTTTTCCTGGGTGATATTGGTCTTTTCACTCAGTTCTTTTTGCCGTTCCTGAATTGCCGCCTGAACCTTAACATTTGCTAACAACCTGGCTCCCTGTTCGCAGGCCGTTTTTTCACTGTATCCAGCACGGATAGCAGCCTGTGTGGCGTTCAAGTCCACCAGGTACTCCGCAACAAATTTTTTCTGCTTATCTGTCAGCTTGGCCAAGGCTCACCACCCCATAACAAAGTAAAAAGCCACCCCCATGAGGAGGCAGCTTTGCAAAACATATTGAAAACAGCGGCAAGGAGCCGGATCCTTGCCGCTGTTTAACCAAGGAGGTGCAGCCATTCTTGGGGCACACACCCGCGCATACATGTTAACACAGACACGTGTAACATTCGTAACAACTTTTTAATCTCGCCGCAAATACCGGTGGCACGCCATTTTCACGCTGCCCGCGCTATTCCCCCCGCCGACACAAGCGGCGACCTGCTCCCAGGCCAAGCCATTCACAAAACGGTAGGTGAAAATCTGTCTAAGGAGGCTGTCGTCAATGCTGGCGATATATCGCTCCAGACGGTTGCGCTCATAAAGGCATTGGTTGTGCTTTGCCTCGATGATGCCGCGCAGATCAGCAATTTCCGCCGCACAGTCCCCAACGGGATCCGGGACACCGGGGGTGCGCGGCATGCCCGTGAGTTTCTGACTGCCTGGCAAGGCTTTCAGCTCCAGCTCCTGGAGGCGGCGTTTGTCCATCTCAATCTCCCGGTTGAGGTGGTAAAGCTGGGATAACTCTTTTAACGTCATACAACGGCATCCTCTTTCCAAATGGGGTTGTGGCAACCGCTGCCCATTTTGCAGTCTCTGGCACACACCTTGCAGGGGTCACCGCCACGCAGCAGATAGTGGATGGTCTTTTCTGCCTTGGCGAGCTTGGCCGCAACGTACTGTGCGCGGTCCAATGCCTCCTTGACGTGCTTTTGCTCGTCTGCGCTTTTGAGCAAGGCCTCAATCTCGGCATTGCGACGGGCAAGGGTCTCTTTGTAGTCTACCAGCATCTGCTTATCAGCCTCGTGCCGGATGGTCAGCCGGGCATTTTCCCGGATAAGCTCCTCCAAATAAATCTGGTCGCCGTTCAAAATAGCTGTCGGGTTGGTGTTCATGCAATCAGATCCTCCTTGATCTTCTTAATTCGGGCCTTGAGTGCCCGCATAACAGCCTCGTGGGTGTCTGCACGGTCTTGGATGGTTGCCATGACATCCTCATCCTGGCAACCCTGCACAACGAGATAGTGGATGTAAACCTTGTCATAGGGTGAGCCCTGCCTCCACAGACGGCAGTTGCCCTGGTCATTCAGTTCAAAGGACCAGTTGAGGCCATACCACACGACGTGGTGGCCACCGGCCTGGAGGTTGAGACCATAGGCGCAGCTCGCAGGGTGGACAAGCAGCACGTCAACCTCTCCGGCGTTCCACGCCTCCTCGTCAGCCACGCCCTTGTAGACCCGCACACGCAGCTTGTCTTTGCGCCCCTTGTTGTACTTCTCCAGGCGCTCAAGGATGCGGTCACGGTCATGCTGATAGCCGTAAAAGGTCAGGGCTGGCTCGCCATCCAGACGCTCCAACAGCTCCATGTAGGCATCCAGCTTGCAATCGTGGACGGGGACCACCTGGCCCTCGGTGCCGTAGACAGCCCCGTTGCAGTATTGCAACAACTTGCCCACCAAGACAGCGGCGGAGGCCGCAGTCACCACATTCTCATCCAGCTCAAGCAGCAGATCACGCTCAAACTGCTTGTAATCCCGCAGAGCCTTGGCATCCAGGGAGATGGGTATTTCGTGTGGGATGTTCTCCGGCAGTTGCAGGTAGTCCTCTGCTTTCATGGAAATGCAGATATCAGAGATAGCGTTCAGCACAGCGCTGTCGGCACCATCTTTGGCCTTGTAGCTGAAAATCTGGGTGCGGCTGCGCTGGTCGGGGTCAAAATACCGCTCCCGGTATGCGCCCAGAGTGGGACCCAGCCGCTTGCCTCCGTCCAGGAGAAATACCTGCGACCACAAATCAATCAATCCCTTGGATGATGGGGTGCCGGTCAGCAACACCATCTTTTTGACAAAGCGGCGTACCCGCTTCATAGCCTTAAACCGTTTACTCTGGGGGTTTTTGAAACTGGTGCTTTCGTCCAGCACCACCATGTCAAATGGCCAGGCCTGTTGGAAATAG